AATTATTGATTCTATTAATTTAGCACCAACAACTGTTTTAGCAAAATTATCAAAATCATATACAAATGATTCTCCTCGATGTTTTTCTAAGAATGAACGCAAATGATTAATTTTCGATTCATGACGATCTTTTTCCTTGGGATTCATTATTGCTTCAAAAACTTCATCTACTTCTTCTTGCAATGATGAAGTCCACCAATCTTTACTAAATACAGTTGCTTCTTGAACTCCTTTAAGTGTTTGCCATGCATTTTTAACTAGTGCATCTTCAAATTGTGGATATGATAAACGAAATGTATCATAATCATTATCTTGAATTGATTGTCGAACAATTGTTGCTGATATTGGTTCTCCGTTATTATATGTTAATGGATCAACATTAACATTTAATTCAATTGCATCAATACCGCTAGGAATCGTACGGCCTTTTTTATCGCCAATTGTAGCATACTTATCTACATTTGGAACAAAGTCTTTAGCGCGAACATAATCATTGCCTTTAGTTGAAGCTGCCATGGCATACCGTCCCGTTGCATCTTTTGGTAATGCAAAAAGATATTCATATGCGGCTGTTATTGGAGAATTAAATTCAGTTGACTGTATTTCAATGTTTGGATCAGAATTTAATAGATTGAATAATTCAATTGTTTTATTGCGAGAAATTCCTTCTCGCTCTGTTGGTCCAATCAAAAGAATTACTTGGTCAACTGCAGGATCTTCAGCATAACGTTGTGCTAATGCTAAATGTGCTCCGGTTAATGGTTTGAATCCGCCTGGAAAAAGTATTGTTGTTTTAGTTGTTTGCATATGATAGTTAACATGTTATTTTAATAAATATGATTAGAATATATTCTAACCTCCTAACTTTATAGAGTGACCTAGCCATTCTAGATAGACGCCGGAGGAAGCTACGGTGTTTGCGCCTTTAATAAAAGTAACGACACATGCAATTCCGGCTGGAATTAAAAATGAATGATTATAATGTGGTTTGTCATTTGTTTCGTGCCATGCTATAGTTCCTATTCCAGTTAAATCCGTTTTTATTTGCAAATAGTCAGATCCGCCTGTAATACTAGCTCCTGTATACTGTTCAGCGGAGTGTACATAAAACATTCTGTCAGTGGTGGCGGAGGGAATATTCCATGTTGTTGTATCAACAGATCCTGTGGCAACTGTTGTCATTATATACGAATAACTAGTAGCGTCAAATGCATTGTTTGATATTTGTGCTGATCCGGTGACTATTATTCCCCAATCAAAATGTACTTTTGGTGATGTCACATCAGGTATTCGTAATGCAGTGTTGTTATTCCCAGCTGCAGGTAAATTGTTGTCGTTGCTAATTGTAAACGAGTCGCCTATTCCTCTAATGCCGGCGGAAAAGTTTGTTGTGCTAGATTTAAAATGCACATATGCATCATTTGCAGTAGTTGACGTGTCAATTTTAAGCGTACGCGTAGTGCTACCTGACAACGTTAAATTGTTATTGATAAATTTTTGAGCTTCAGCTGAATCGGTAGAATCTGTAATTACGGTGGTTGTGCCTTGTCTTGCAAATGTATATCGTTCTCCGTATGTTAATGCTATATTTGTCATAAGTTACTTTGTTTATCTAGTTGCTAATGCAGTTCCTGTTTTTATGTTTGCGTTATCAAATGTTACGTTGTTTTGACTGATTATAACTTCTACTTGCGGCATTAATGCAGAACCTGTATTTGATACTATTATATCTTTAATATTTAGACTAGGATTTGTGGGACAAGCAATTTCCATTACCATTGTTTTTTCGCCAGCTGGCAAGCTTCCGTCAAAAATTAAATTTATGCCGCCGGAAACTGTTTGAAAATATGATGCGGAATTCGAGTTAGTAACCGTTATCAGTTTTTTACTAAAATTAACTGCAGATACATTGCCACTAAACAATGCATTTGATGCGGTTATATCGCCCGAAGCTTTTACATTGAAGTTGCTTGAACTTATAAAGAAACCATTTCCGGTAGCAGAGCCAGATAAATAAAATCCTGAACCTGTTATTGCATTCTGCGTAATTGCAAACCCTCCAATATTTCCGGTGGTTGCGTTTATGGTGCCTGAAACTATTAATGTGGTACCATTCCATGAAAGTTTGTCTTTTAAAGAAAATTGGCCGGCATTGTCTAAATAAAATCCTGTATTAGAATTATTAAATGTGCCCGTGCCTGTAAATAATTTGCTTGAAGCCATGTTGATGCCGCCGATACTACCCGTATTAGCAATAATACCACCTTGCAAAAATACATTATCGGTAGCTAAACCAAAACCAGGATTAGGTTTTCCAAACACATAACTGCTATTTGCTAATCCGGATAAATCACCTAAACGAGCTTTTAGTGCAACATCATAAATTCCACTACCGGTTCTTTCAACAATGTCAATATATGGAGTTGCTGTATCATTTGGATTAGCATTAATACGAATGAATCCGGTATTTAATTTACCGGTTGACACAATTACTTGTGAGCCTGAATAACTTTGAGCTGCACTAGGTGATTCTCCTAATGATGCCGAATTTCCGGTAAGTCCATTTCCATATGCTCTAGTTACATATAGTCTACCCGTTAAATCCGTGTCGCCTACTCCATCTCTAGATGCTGAATTTACATATAAATATTCTGTTGCAAATCCGGTACCACTAAACTTTTTAGCAGTAAGTATTTCTCCAGTCTCGAATCCTGTAACATTTTCTACAGACATTGTTGTTTGCGTAGGAGTATAATTACCATTTGGACTTGCTCCTGCAAAACTTGATCCTGTTAATGTAGTTGAATTTGCAACATATAATTGTCCTCCAACTGCATTAACTGATGTTTTTTCAAATACAGTGGTTGCTAACGTTCCTCGAATTTTTGCATTTTCAAATTCTGCAGATCCATTTCCTGCGGCAGAAATTTTCCATCCTTTTAAATCAGATGCATAATCAGACGTTTGAATTGAGCCTGCACTATCTATTACAATGTTTGTGCCAGTAATTTTTGAAGAATCAATTGTAAATCCGCCAACTTTACCTCCGTCAAACAATACTTGAGACCCAGATATTGTGCCATCTTGTCGAACATTGAATTTGCTTGAACTTATAAAAAATGCTGTACTTAAATTAGATACATCTACTGAACTTGATATTAAAAACGTAGATCCTGCACTTAATGCGTTGTTAGTTAATGTAAATGATCCAATTTTACCTCCGGTAAACAATACTTGTGAACCAGTAACATCTCCCGAAGCTTTAACATTAAACTTTGAAGATGAAATAAAGAAATCATTTCCAGAGGCAGCACCTGATATATAAAAATTGTTTGCGTTGGATAAAGTATTATCACTAATTGTAAATCCGGCTATTTTGCCTCCAGTAAACAACACATTGCTTCCTGTTATATCGCCATTTGCTTTTACATTGAATTTGCTTGAACTTATAAAGAAACCATTACCAGTTGCAGAACCTGACAAGAAAAATCCTGAGCCTGTAATTGCATCTTGAGTTATTTCAAATCCGCCAATTCTACCTGATGTTGCAGTTATTTTTCCGGTCATTGTTACATCACCAGAGGCACTTAAATAAAAATTAGAAGATGATATTGCAAGTTTGCCGCCGCTACCACTTATGTATTGATTTGTGCCACCCAAAAAGAATTTTGAGGTGTGTATATCTAATTCACTGTCTGATGTTGAATATCTAAAATAGTTGTTAGTATCTTGATATAATTCTAATCCAACACCTGAATATGGATTTCCTTTAGATGTTTTTCCAGGTAGTGCTGATCCCGACCACATTAGGAATCCGGGCGCGCCATAGTCAAAACCTTGATATCCTAAAGTTCTAATATAACCAGTGCCGGTGTTACCGGCTATTTCAATGCCACTACCTAACGAATCTGCAACATACAATGAACCCGTAAGCATTGAAAAATCACCGTCTACGTAACGGTTGCCTCCTTGCCAATTGTTGTTTAAACTATAATTAATTTGTTTACTTTTAACTCCAGCAACATTATAATATTCAATCTTAAATGAAAGTTGATTGTTTGATTTATGTGCAGTTGGTACTAAACTTTTTATTCTAGTATAATCAGGTGTGTATCCTGCATCATTATCCGATGTAGTTCGTATATCAGCAACTTGCCATATTCCCGCTTCGACTACAACTAATAATACTGCTGTTCCTGTGTTGTCAGCTTCAAAATTAATTACATAATCGTCAAATCTTTGATTAGTTGTGGTTACTTCAATTTCTCCAATTCGTTTGCCTAATTTAACAGGTAATACTTGATTTAAAAAATCAGTAGTATTATAATTAAATGAACTTCCTGATAAATAAAAACTAATTTTTGGATTTTGTGTATTTGTTTTAGTTCCTAGGGCATCAATTGTTATTTTGTATGAGCTACCTTGATTAAACACTCCTTGATATTCATTTTTAATTTGAGCTACAGTAACTGCATTTTTTGCTGATATATCAACTGAACTAGAAATACGCATTGCATTTGATATAGATGCAGTTATCCATGTTAATACCGGAGCTGCTGTTATAGTATTACCATTATAAGTTGAACTTGTCCAATAAGTATTAATTGTGCTCTGTGTTACAAATACTCCAATACTTTGGTCTGGATACAATGATGCTGTATTGGTTACGAATATTTCCGTCTCCACCAATTCTACATCATTGATCAACTCCCATGTTCCAACGGTACCGTTATTGTTCATGAATGTTTTAATTCTAGAAACATCACCTGTTGCTGGCTGTAAGCCTGAAATTTGTATTAATGCATATGATTCAGAATTTTGTGTTTCTGTATATGTTGGGGTTGATTCATATGTTAATGAAAATGATGAATTTGCAAAATTTGTGTAAATATGTGGAAAAATAGTTTTACTGCTATATACCGTATACGCCGTATCTAACAATGCGGTAGTTGAAGATAATACTTTTTTAATGCTTGATGTATATGCTGTCGTAGACGGAGTATATGTTGGTAATGGTGTTGCATTTTGAGGAGCGGCTACAGTAATTGTGCCGGCAGTCATATCATTTATGAATGATCCGCCACTAATTTCAATAGCAGGTTGATTATTCAATAAAAAATATTTAATTTTTCCGGAAGTATATATAGGAAATTGACTTGTTGTATATGTTCGATCTAAATGTGCACCAATTTGTTCTGATAATGTTATTTCCGGCAATGTTTCAAAAATAATTTCTGAATCATTTGGTACTGTAGGATTAACTTGTACGGTGCGCGTCCATTTGATATTTGGACGACCTTGCCATTCCGGCGGTACATTTACTGATTCAGCAATTAATGTTATTGTGCAGTCACCCGGAGGCGTATCTTCATAAATATAAATTGCAATTACTCGGCTTGTGTCTTCATCAATATAATCAATAATTTCATAATAAATTGGATCACCATTATAATCTAAAATTTCAAGATTAAGATATCCGCCAACTTTTAAAGTTGTTGGGTTTCCTAGCAATTTAAATAAATTTTTGCCGGCAGTTAATCTAGTTGGGAATTCAGAAATTTGAAAATAATCAGGCGAAGTTAATGATGTATCAGTATACCATACATCGATAAACTGTAAACCCTTATAAACTGTTTTTTTACGTTGCATTACACCTTAATATTCTTTTATATAAATATCAATTGTGTTGAATACAGCTAAAATTATTTATTTTGTTAACTTCAATTAAATTATCAACCATATCTCGCATTGTATCTACATGTGATATGATAATTGAAAAATCAAACTTAGTGCGAAAATAATCAAACAAATTTACTACTGCCGAGATATGTTCTGCATCTAAACTTCCCCAACCTTCGTCAATTGCAATAAAATTGGGCCGAGGTAATGCAGAAACATTGATTAATGCAATACGTATTGCTAATGAGCTAATAAATCGTTCCATTCCACTTGTTAATTCTAGAGGCCAAAAATTGTCTTCATCATAAATAATATATCCATTGATATTTTTGCCGTCACTTTGAAGCACCATATTAAAATCAACTACTTGATTCAATACATTGTTAATTTCAGCTTCAATCTTTGGCATTGCTTTTGCAATTAATTCATACGGGACGCCATCACGTTTAACTGAATCTAAATAATATTCATAAGCTTTATATTCAGTTTCCAATTGTTTGTAGGTGTCTAAAGATTCGATTGCCGTTTTCTTTGTAGTTTTAGCAACTTCAATTTTGCCATGTTTACTTCGAATTGTATCTGTAGTTTGTTTTATTAATTTTGTTAATGAATCAATTGTTTCTTTGCAAGTTGCAATTTCCGAATCTACCGTTTTATTATGTATAATTGCCGATTCATTAGCACGAAATAATTCTTGTCGCTCTAAACATGTTTCTAATTCAGATTCACGAGTTTGCAAATCATTTTCTAAAATTTGAATTTGCAATTCTTGTTTTTCTATTGATAACCGATTTGTTTCATGTAGTTGTTTTAAATTGTTCAATGTCGACAACTCCACACGTACAGCATCATATTCTAATATTGTATTGTTTAAAGTTTTTTGATTAAGTTGTAATTCGTCTAATATTGATCGATCTGTATCAATCGTATTTTGAGCCGCAATTGCATCTTGTACGAAAACGTTAGATGTACAGTATTTGCATTCCGGATCATATTCATGGTCGGAAAGATGATTAATTTTTTCTTGCTTTGCATTTATAATTCCTTGTTGTTTTTTAACAGTTAACTCAATTTGTTCTAATTCAGTTTCAAATTTTTCTAGTGATCTTAATTCTGTAACTAGTTTATTTTCATTAAATGCTCGTATATCTCGTTTGATTATTAAATATTTACTAACAACCGTTTCTAAATTTATTTCTGCTAATTCAATGTCTGTTTGTAATTGTGTAACTTTTTTTGTAAGTGTTGTTTCTACTTGTATTAAATCATCAATGTCTGGACCGTTATATGTTGTTGGCTGTTTTGTCTCAATAAGTTGCAACATTTTAGTTTGTAGATCATTTCTAGATTCTTGATATACATCTTCCTTTTTTTCTAGGTTAGTAATATCTTGTTGATTATTTGTAATAATAGTATCAGCATCATTGATAATGATATCGAAATCTGTTTTTTTATATGTTTTTAATTTTCCGGCAGTTTCTTTAATTTCGTCAGCTGCAAGTTGATATAGTTGTTCAAATACTGTAATATCTAAAAACTGTGAAAGCAAATCTTTGCGTTCTTTTTGAGACTTTTCAATAAAATTATTATTATCAGCTTGAAGTGAAAATGCAGTTAAAATAAAATCATCATATGTGCCTAAATAACGACGAATTGATTTGTTTGTATCACTTCGTTCTTCACCATTTAAATTTTCAGTGTCAGTATAAAAATCTACATCTACCTTAACATGTTTTTCTTTTTTCTTGGTGCCGCGCCTTTCAATTGTATATTGAATGCCATTCATTTCAAATTTAAAAATGCCATTAAATGTAGTTTTTTTGTTGTTCAAAACTTCATTTGCTTTACTTGTTTTACTGCATTTATCAAATATAGTATATGTAATTGCATCTAATAGTGATGATTTACCTGAGGTATTTGCCGCAAATAAGCCACATACATCTGATAATTTTTCAAAATTAATAACATTGCCTTCGCCATATGAAAACATGTTATCGAACTCAAATGATATAGGATGCCATGTTGTATGTCGTATTGATTCTACTGCTGGTAATTTTGAATTAATTGTTCGATTAATATATCTAATTGCATCAGTTTCTTCAGCAGTTGCTTGTGGATGATTAATTGAAATATAATCAGTAATTAACGTGTTTTGATATTCTACATCTCGTACATTGCCAATTGTAAATGATGCTGTTGCATTAGAATCTGGTCCTGCATTACTACGTTGTATTGTAATGTCCTGAACATCATATTTTTTACGAATTGTTGCAATCAACCGTTTCATGTCAGCTGCACTAGTTTCATGAAATTTTATTCTGACTCTAGGTTTGTTTGGCATTCGATGCGGAGACTTGACAATTGTAGTCCCATCAACTTCTATTGTAACATAACCATAATCATTTTGAATTTCAACAAACTCAGCACTTTTAGATTCAATATCCCAAACTAAAATTCCATGGTCTAATGCTTCGCCATGATTTTGTTGAATCAATGAACCTGGGTAGGCAATTGTTTGAGCAGCATCTAAAAATTGTGCAGGTTTATGAATATCTCCTAACAATGTTAAATCATGTCCTGCAAATAATTCTGTAGTTACATGTTCGTTTGATATTTGGTATCCTATATCAGTCTTAGCAGTATTTACAGCGCCATGGTGCATTGCAATTTTATAAGATGCAGTAAAATCTTTTGCCATAATGTATTCAGTTGGTGCAACATCAACCGCCATATGATTCCATGTAATTCCGCCACATTCAAACAATCCGTTATCTTTAATAAAGATGATATTTTTATTATTGATAACATCTAGAATAGGACTAACAGCATCAATTCGCTGCATATTATTCAAATTCATGTCATGGTTTCCTAGAATAACAATTGTAGGAATTGTAAATCCATTAAAAAATTCTACTAGCATCTGAATTAGCTCCGGAGACATATCTAATTTGCTGTGCACAATATCTCCGGTGACAACTGCAATACTATTTTCAGTTGAATGACAATTAATATGGTCAAACATGTTCTGAAATACTTCGCGATATTCTTTGTGTCGTTTTAATGTTCGGATATGAATATCTGATACGTGAAAAATTTTATCAATCTTATCAATACCAATATCAATCTTTTTTATGCCCATATCATTCCCATTTTTAATTGCATTAATCGTTCAAATGTTAAAACATCGATATCTGCTAATATATTTGTAATTTTTTTAAATCCTAATTCTGATGCATCTTCACTTTTTAATTCTACAAAATATACATTTAATCCTTCTCCCATAAATCGCTCAGCAATTTGAAGTGCATTTTTTAAAGCATCCGCATCTAAACATATATAAATGTTTCGTACGCGCTCTTGAATAATTTTTTTTTGAAGTGCGGGTTGTATTATTTTTCCAAATAATGGAATTGCATTTCTTTTAATAGAAATTGCATCAAATGAACCTTCGCAAAGTATAATAGGTTCTGCCCAATTTATAAACAGTTCGAACCCAATAATATCTTTTGATATTTTAGGATTTTTATGTTTTTGTTTGTCATTCTTATAAAATGCTCTAGATACAAAATAATTTAATTGGCCGTTACCATCATAACTTGGAATAATAATTTTGCCGGAATATTCTCCATTCTCGCAATATCCAATTCGATATTTAATAATATCAAAAATAGTAATTCCTCGAGATTCTAAATAATAAATTGCATTTCTATAATCAGGAGTTAATTTTTTTATCCATAATGGTCGATAATCGTCTGGCAATTGTATTGCAACACTTTTTTCTGTTGTAGTATCATGATTACGATACTTTGAAGTTTCAATGATACGGGCTAATTGTTCAAACTTTTCTTTTGATAAATTTAATTGTTTAAACAATGAAACAATGCTTCGACCTTTTTTTTCAGATATCCAACAATGCCATGGATTTTCGCCGTTATGATTAGTATTGATATCAATTTCTAATTTTGGCTTGTAGTGAGAAATAAAAGGAGAAAAAAATGCAATGTTATTCCCGGAAGTAGATTTACCTTTACCTAATACTGATTCCAGTAACTGTAATAACTTAAGATTCTTCATTATATAATATAATGAATTATTAGTTCTTTTCCAATTAAATATAATAATATAAATAATATTAGTTAGACACATACATTACATTCCTGGTCTAACGATCGATTCAATAAAAGAATCAATCTATTAATTAAATAAATAAATTAATTATCATGAATATATTAAATTAAATTGTAACTTCCAACCGAAAGTATTGAATAGTAAAAAAGTACAACATTTCTGCTGTACTTTGCATAATTTATTTACCGGTAATACCATCTACATACTCATCTTTATCTTCATCACAATATGCGTCGATAATATAAAAACTATCTGTTAATGCATTCCAAATATTTGAATCTGATTGTTTTATTTTTTTTGATAATTTATTTACAAAATTAAAAACTGCGTGTGGTACTCGATTTGATTGACAAAATTTTTCAACTTCTAGAACAATTGCTTGACAAGCTCCTAAATCTTTATTACGTACAGCTCGTTTCCAATCCGAATCAGATTCAAATGTACACATTAAAGCATCATGCTCCCATTTACTAAATTTTGGATTATTGATATGCATATAATATATGTAATCTGCAGGATGTGTAATGTTTATAACTTTAAATTTAGATTCATCATGTCCTGGGATACTTTTTATAAGTAATCCTGCAAAATATAAAATTGATTCATCTTGGTCATTAATTTCTTGTTCTGAATAACCTAATACAGATAATTGATGTCTAATTGCCAATAAAATACTGTTTTCTTTTTTCATAACTCTCTTTTTAAATTTTAAATTAGAGAACATCCCCTAATTGCTTAATATAAAGATAAGGTTAATAAAGTTAGGATCCTAATTTTTTAGCAATTATTTTTCAAAAAAACTTTTAATTTGTTTTGGAGATTCGCCCGTTTTAACACATTCTGTAAGCCACTCTTCCGGAATACTTTTTTTGGCTACATGTTTAATTCCTAGCTTTAATGCATATGATTCATATGTTGTTTTGCTACCTTTTGAAATTTTTTGTGTAGGTGTCTGAAATACTAGACGAATATCAATACCTGGATTTGAAGCTAAAACATGTTTCATTTTAAGTCGATCAATACTAGTCCATCGTCCTTTAGTTTCAATGTACATGATATTGCCATCTTTTTTTATAAAAATAAAATCAGGTGTATATTTTGCTTTGCGTTCCGGAACTACGTAATTTAATGTTTCTGTCTCGTAATTCAAATCATATTCAGTGTTTTTTATTTGATCAGCAACTGTATGTTCTAATCCTGATTTATAACCGTATTTATATGCTTCGGCTCGTGTAGAGCTTCCGGCACTATGCCAATGATTTTTAGCCATAACTTGTTGTTTATATTTATTTTGTTTTAGGTTTAATTTTAAACAGTTTAATTTGTTCTTGCCATATAGCCATAACACGTTCGTGTATTTGCGAATCAGTAAATTGCATATTTAATATAAACTTATTGTTTGCTGGACTAGCTAATTTAAATGCTGCAGACCCGCCTGTTAAATTATTAAGTACTTGTATTCCTTGTTTACTATCCCAATCAAACCAATTTCCAGGCCTAGTATTACTGTTAAATATTTGATTAATACCACGTATAATAAACCCGTTGCTGCTATTTTCTGGATCTATTTCTTGGAACTTTTGTGATTTTAATGTTATAGTTGAATAATTTCTACTAAAAAAATATTGATATGCATCTTTATTGCTAGCAATTAATTTTTGCATGGTTGCATTTGGATATATTAATCTTAATATAACATCGACATAACATGCTTTAATAGCTGTGCTTAAACGTTTTGTGCAAATACGATAAACTGCATTTTCATCGATATCTAAAGTTTTTACCTGTTTTGCAATTTCTCTATTAAAATAAATTGCGTTTATTATTAATTTGCCAATTAACTCACCATGCTCAGCTAACTGTTTTCCAAATGTAGTTTGTGTATCATCATTATGTATTTTTGGATCTAGTTTAACTACCGGTGGAGCCCCGGGCTCATCCTTAGGTTTTGTAACTACGGTAGTACGTACATTTAATACATCCTCTACATCCTCAGAATTACTTACAGCATCCCAATCAATTTGTTCAAATAGTTTCATATTACAATTGTCTTTTCTTAGTTAATTCATCTACAAATTGTTGATCAACAAATTTATTAGTAGTATTTGTTAACGAAATTTTTAAACCGGTTATTAATATATTTTTGCATATACCTACTACTGTTTGTGTTGCTTCACCATAATCTCCACGATTATCTTGTTTAGTTAATGCTGTTTCTAATAAAGATAACGCATCTTTCATTTTCTTTTTTTGCAATTTTATTTTCTTATTATTAGTAATTGCCGGTAATGTAGCATAGGCATCATTAAGAAATTTAATCATTGCAGCCTGAACTTTATAAAATTCATTATTATTAGCAGTTTCTTTAAATTTAAATCCATCTTTCGGAACTACAATATCAGATATATAATCAACTACAGATCTATTTTCTCGCTGACAAATATTTGCAAATTGTTTTACCTCAACTGGGTATTTAAATGTATATTCTTTTTTCTTTAAACTAGTTGCAAATTTCATTGTAGCAGTATCATAATCTCCAGTAACTGGCAGACCATTTTCAGTTTGAAATTGTTGAATTGCTCCTTTTAATTCACATCCAAATTTATTTTGTACTGTATAGTTAAATAATGATGATTCTAAATTAAAATATGCATATAATTCTCGTACGACACGACTTTCATCGCCATATGATATAGTAACATATGGAGCATTTGCTAGCGTTACTGGTTCTATATTAATTTCGCGTGTCCATTCATTAAAATTAACATCTTCTAAATTAAATACTAGTGCGCCCCCGGATAACTTATTAATATATCCTTCCATGGTGTTTGTCAATGTTTTTGGAATTAATGATGTTTTAACATATGTTGCAACTGAATAATATTTTGCAATTATACGATCTGATTTAGGATTACGTGCGTCTCGCTTTGCATCGGTTTTTAAATCTCCAGTAATTATCCAAACATAATCTGGCCCTGTCATTGGTAAATAACCACCTCGAAGTCCATTTAATTTTAATACTACATTTGTTTGAAATTCAATTGGCGTTATTTCCCTGCTACGTTTTCCTGTTACGTCATCTTTATCACGTAAACCAACACGTTTCAACGTAACCCGCGTTCCTCCTAAGTTATAGAAATTCATGTCTTTTGACGCAATTCCTAACGGCGTTCGAATTTGCGAATTAATAAAAGTTAAATCCTCAGCTTGTAATGGTTCTATCCCTAAAACCATACTATCCTCTGTTAATATATTACGAATTATTTGTTCTAATAATTTACTCATCATTATTCCATTTTATATAAATATGTATCACCAATCAACCATTATCATGTTACCATCCCATAACATGATATTGCTGGAATTAAAATCTAAATCTAAATCTAAATCTTCAATTCCGGTTTTGTTAATGTCTTGTTGCAAAGCCCGTAAAAAATTAACTAGTTTTTGATTAACATTTCTTGCTCCATCATTATCTAGAAATTCAAAAATAGTAACTTCTCCGCCTTCTGCACGTGCATATTGAGCAAATTTGTTCATGAATTTATCAATCATTATTTTATCCGCCTGTGGCAACGATTCCGCGTTTGCCATTATGTACATATGTTGTTTTTTATCAACATAATAAATTGGAATAAACGTTGTAAATTCAGACCACCTACCTACTATTACCGTAGCAACGTCAAACTCATCTCGTTCTTGTGTAATTTTAAAACAACGATCTTCGCCATCTATTTCATAAACACGACCGTTATCTCCAGCACCAATAAATCTAAATTGCTTATTTTTAATTTTATCTAATAAACGCTTTAAATCTGTATCTACTATTTCCAATAATGATTTTAATCGTATCATGATTATCCTTTAAACGCAATATTTGTATCCAAGTCAATGCGAATCAAAAAATTCATATCAACATCATTTCTTTTTTTAATTGGTTGAGCTAATTTTCCAATTGCAACTAGTTGTCCTGCATCATCATATAAACCAATTGTAGTTATATACGGAGCAAAATCACTACCACTAACAAATGGAAAATATGTTTGATCATCATCTTGTGTCAATGATAAATTGGTCGACATATTAAAATCACCAGCATCTAATCGGGCAATAGCACTTAATTCATGTATAGTAACTGTACTACGATAACTTGCAGTATATGGACTAGACAAAAGGCCGTTATATCGATAATCCGGAGATGATATTACAACTACGCCATGTTTGCCAAATACGTTGCCTACATTTGCTGTTTGCAAAAATGTACCACCCTCGCTACGGTCGGATAACGCACTTATATTGGCAGTTGTAAGCGACTTATTAAAGACTCTAATTTCATCTAGTACAGCACTTAGACCTGAATATCCGCTAGCATAACCGCCTATTTTTACTGTGCTAGTATTATCAATTCTGGCGCTAGCAGTAAACGGAGACATTGTATTTATTAATAACGAATCGGTTACTGAATTATTCAATGTTCCATTAACATGTATTTTTAATAAACTGCCTGATTTTTGGCAAACAACATGATTCCAATCTCCAGATAATACTGAACTAGTAACTTGTGTTTTAAATGATGTGCTTCCTGCTGCAGAAAATACAATACTATTACTACCACTTAATTCAATTTTAAATGGATATTGTGCTTGTGAAGAACCTGATGCTTTTGCTAGTATCAATTGATTATCGCTAGACCCATGTGCAGAAGAACTTATAAACAATGAAATTGCATAATCATGATCACGATCATAATATCCATCAATTGGAATATCAATATATCCTTTAAGATTAAATTTAGCAGCTAAACCAATTGATAGTGTTGACCCCGTGCTAGTTTTAACGCCAGGCACATATGTTACGTTTTCCGATGTATATTTAATTCTGCTTGTATCAAAATATTCATTGAATCCTTCATACAATGTTTCGCCACCAACGATTGAACTAGTATTAAATGCAGTATCATATACATTGCTATATACATCAGATGCTAATGAATACCCGGTTGTTGTTAATGCAAATGAAGCCGGTTTAATTGCTTCTCCAATTTTTAATTGTGGAATTGCAATAATTGATGCCGATTGATACAAAGCTTTTTTTGTGCGAGTTAAATTGGTCGGACCAAATGTTTTTGATGGCTGATCTTTATATTTGTAATATAAATGATTGATTGAATAATATGTTATTGATTGCAATGTTCCATCAATATTCATCAAATCATTGTATGTTAATTCAGATCCGAGTGCCGCTAAATTATTGATGTCGGTATATACACCATTTAATGGTAATGCGCTAGAAGTAGAACTGCCTGAATAAATAGACCAAGATTTATATGCCTTAAACGGATTGACAGATACATCTGAACTGTCAATTTTTTTGAAGACCGTAGGATATAATCCTTGATACGTTTCTGTATTTATAATTCTAGATTCTGCCATAATCAGTAAAAACCCTGCTACATTTAATATAAATATAACAGGGCCTAATTCAGTGTATTATTTTAGTAATCTAACTTCACTCGTATAAGAGCTTCTCTTTGGAAAGATTTTAATAATGGCTTACTTAATTTTGCAACTGCTAATAATTCTTGACGATCACTATACAATCCAATTGTAGTTATATATGTTTTAGGATCACCAATAAATGAACTTTGTGCAATTTGGCCTACACTTCCGGTAACATATGATGGATTATTTGAAAAATTATATTCTGCATTTTTAATTCGTACAAAATAATGTGTACTTGTAATTTTTTCTGAATTTCGTGCTAGGAAACTATAAGGATCACCTGTTGATGGATTAGTTATAGGCGCTGAGCCTGAAATTGAATGATATAATACAAAATGATTATTTCCTTCAACACTTGATCCAGATACAGTTTTAAATCCTAATTGTTGATCCATCATTTTGCCATCTAATATCAAAGTTCCATAATCCGGATACATTAATCCATAATAAACAGGCGCTGTAGGATTATAAACTCCTGAATTAATCGAGCCTGATACTATATTAAATACTTTGCCTGAGCCCACTAATGTTGCAGAAGCAATAGATGAATCATCAATTAATGTAAAAACACCGGAGGCTGTTGTTACAGAACCTGTTGCATTTGAATCTCTTGTATTAATTTTGCTTAATGGTAATTCAAAATTTCCTGGATCCATTCGTTCTTTCAAACGATTACGTTTAAAGTTAACAACGTATATGTAGTCAGTGCTACCCGATCCTTTTGTTGTAAACCGAGTATCAGTTGGATTCAATAATAATTGCCGATATTGAGAATAAATTGCTTTACTAGGAGAATCATTAAGTTGCCCTTGTGAATCAGATCCACTACCTAATGCATGTCCCCAAGCTATTGAAAATTGAGTTGCTGATCCTGACACACTTGGATTAGATTGTAATACATCTACATAATATGCTCGTTGCGTGTTTGTTTGAGTTGATGATGTAAAGTAAGTTTTTAACCCAGCTACATTATCGCTCCATAAACCTGCAGTAACAATTTCAGTCTGATTAGAAATAACATCATTTACCATATCAAATTTAGTATATACACGACCATTTCTTGCTGTAATTTGTGCTTGTTGCTGTTCTGCAACCATTTGATTTGCTAATTGCTGAGCTAATTGTTGAACTTGTTGACTTACAGCCGCTGCGGCTGTCTGTGGTGCGCCTGATCTAGTATCTGGAAGCTGGCCTGCCATATTTGTTCTTGCAGGAGTTATTCCTTGTCTAGATTGTTTTTTTAATTGATCAATTAATATCGATGTATTCATATTTTTATTTCTATTTACTGAGTTGCAGTCGTTACGCGTTTAACTGTTAAATTAATTGTAATACTACCACCCGTTTCATTTGCAATAATTGTAATACTAGCAGTTTTATCAGCAAGCATTTGAGTTTTTCCTACAATACGGAATTCAAATCCTGATACTGCTACACTTTGTGCATCTTCATTATCTCCAATAAATCTAGGAGTAGTTGGAACAACGGAGTTTTGTAATGCTCTAGTAACTTGTATATCAGCTGCAGTTGAATCAGATAATATTGCTGTATATCCTAATGTTGCATTTCCTCCTTGGAAATTGCTTGTATTAGGAGAAATAATAGCACTATTTCCAGGAGCAGCTAACGTTATCGATGTATTACCAACAGTTATAACCGGTATGTTTATCGTTTGTTTTGGCAATGAAATTAATTTGTATTTTAATGCCTGTGTCTCATCCGGTATTGCTTCAGTTACCGGCATATTTTCTATAATAGTACCATAATAGTTTGTTCCAAGCGGATGATCTGGATTCCATAATGAATAATCTACTTCATCATCGCCTACAGCAAATTGTGTAATATTAAATGCATTGCCGCCTCTTGCTAGCAACTCTCGTCCTTTAATTGTTAATATAGCGTCTATAGTTACGCTTGTATTATCTAAATATCCCATATTGTTTTAACCTTATTTAATATAAATATACATGTTGTTAATTTTGATGCTAAACTAATACAAAACTACCTTGTGTGCCGCCATTTTGAATTTTCAATTGATTTGGATTAGCTCTTCGGTATTCGACTACCGGGCCACCATCAACTGTTTGGGTTGAATTTATATTAAATCCAGGCGAAGTAAGTTTTGATCCATTATATCTTTGATTATTAATACCCGTTGGTAGATAATCTTGTACTTGCGCCAATATTGACTTTGATGCAAATCTGAATTCAGAAGTAACTGCAGATGTTATAACAGGTAATTCAGCTTCACTAATCCAATACGGCGAAGATCCTGTTATATATTTGCTACCTGATAATATTAAATAATCATGTGAATATGTAGTACCGGATTTGGATGCAGCCCGAGGAGACGTTAAATATGCTTGCCATTGATCGTCATCAATTACACTGATTGATAATATTTTGTTAGCAATGGAGCCAACATATTGTAAATAATCACCCGATGCAATTGGTGATGTGTCAAATATTTCAATTGAATAACTAACATCTTCCCGTTTAATTGTCGGTAATACTGTATCTTTACTACGTTCTAATAAATTTGGTTGTATTAATATGCCAGTTAATTTGTCAGCTCGTGCAGGTAATAATTGTTCTAATTGTTTAAAGAATGATAAATCAAACAATGTAAACATGTTAATATAAGCATTAAAGTCATTGCTAGTTGAATATTTTTTCCAATAGTTTTGAGCAGCTTGTATTAATCCAGGATATGATCTAGATTCATTGTTTCCCGGGTCTCCGATATATTGATCTAATTCTGTAGATCCTAGTTGTGCAATGATATCTTCATCAATCATTGTTTGTGGAGAAAAATAAATTCCTAAACGTTTGCTGTCTAATGGTGCTTTATCAAATTGACTGCGTTCGGCTCTAGTTTTAACATCTAGCGTTCCAACCAAATCATTGTCTTCCAACCGAATTTTATTATCATCAAATGTGCCCATTCCTAAAGAAGGTGCATCATAATAATATGTTTCTTCAATTGAATCATATGGAGTAGCAGAAGACCAACCAGCGAATGATGCTGATATTGTAGACAACTTAGGTTGTACTCCCGTTAATGAACTTGTTAATGTATGATTAATCTTTTGAGTCAATGGTAATCTAAATACTAGGTCATTGTAAGGATCTGCACTATTATATGCTGCTGGCGCTTTCGTATGATTTTCAAAATAAGAAGTGTCTAAACTTGAACTCCATAATCTTAATTCTTGAAGTTCGCCTTTCAAACGAGTATAGCCGGTGCTAGTACTACCCAATACAACCGATCCGGAATCAGCAAATGATGCTGTTGCTGATGCTGATACTTCCGCCACAATTTTTCCATATTTGGATCGAGCGGCTACTACTTGCAAATTAGCTCCAGATGTTTTAAGCATCATGTTTATCCAACCACCGTCAAACATTTCAATGTTAGCAGATCCAGTACCATTAATTTGTATTTTACCTAATGTCCCAGATGTATATTTTAAAGTAACCGCATTTGAACCTACGTTAAACAAGTTCATGTTGCTGGATATACTTGGATTAGTAATTACATTGTCTGTACGGAAACGAAGTTCAACTGTATTAATTGATTGTGAATAATTTACAGTTACTGTACCTGCAGAATTAGCAATTGAATCTAATGCATAATCAAAATTTAATTTTTCATATACCGGTGCTCTATCTAATCTAGGACCGCCATATTCATTGATTGATATCATTGATTGTGGAATACCATAACAAGATAATAATGCTTGCACACTTCGTTTGGTGCCTTTACTTTTTAATAATAACGGCAAGTTATTTACAATACGTCTCCATACTGCATAAGTCATATCGCGGCCTGGAACTGATGGTTCCCCTACTGTATTAGATCCCGTTAACGGAATTCCAGCTTCATTTGTTCCTAGAACATATTGCCATAAATCTTGATATTGATTACCTTCAGTTAAATGCCAACCAAATTGTTTTGCTACTGAATATAGCAATTCATTTGGCATACCTAAATTAGGATTTTCATCTCTACTGTTAATTCTAGACATATTACTAATGTAAGTATACAATATGTCATAATGATGTCCTAACATGTTAGCAAATGTTGTTATACCATCATTCATTGCATCATATCGAATAAATTCTGGAATAGCATACACTAATGCATTATAATTTAATGTATCATATAATGATGCAGAATCATATACATTTTGGTACCATGTTTTAAATTGACTACCCGTTGTATTAGCCAATGTATACGGTATTGTTGAATTAGTTTTAGGAGCCGGCTTAATATAGCTTCCCGTAACTTGTGCAACTATAGGAGATTCGTGTGGAATTGGATTTGTTGATAAAATTGATGATGATTGATAATATAAATATTTTTCAAAAGAATCAAATCCACTAATCAAACTAGTTTTGCTAGAAGCATAATCTGCAACATTTGTAGTAGCAACACTTCCAGATAATTGTGCTACAACTAAACTTTGTGAGGTATAATATTCTAGTAATTCTAATTTGTATTTAAAGTTTTCTAATCGTTCAGTTGCTGAGCTATAAAATATAAAATTGTTAAAATCAGAATAATCAACGTTTAATGTCACCCCAGATAAACTTCCGGAGAAATAGGTATCAACAATCTGTTGTGATGTTTGTACGGATGATCCTAATAAATCATGCCACGTTTGCATACTAGTTTCTGATGATACATTATGTATTGCGTTAGCATTCCAATTTGGATTTGCTAATTTATATGATTTTGATAATGCTGCTGCTAATACAAAAGCAACATTATCAATATATGCTGGTTTAAGCTCTTCTACGACCCAGCATTTAAAATTTATATCAAATATATCAGCTAATGGTTCGTAAAGTTTAACGTAAACATACTCGCCAATAACGACGCTATTTACAACTAACGCGGTTTGATTTCTACTAAAGTTTAATAAATATGTTTTATAAAACGATGACGATGTGTGTCGTACTGTGTTTATATAATCTGTTATCTGCGCTAAAAATGCTGGATTTGTATCATCAATAGCCCGTAAACGTATTTCGGTTCTATCTGGAGATATTTCATCAATTCTTAAATGTTGCTGGTCATAACTACCAATTAAATTTTTAAAGAAATTAACCGCAATTTTAAAATTTCCTGCTGTTAATTTTAATTTATTAAATTCATCATATAAATTGATTGCAATCGGTTCAGTTGGAAACGTAATAGTCCGGTTGCTAGTTTTATCTACATATGTTGGTATTTTTGTTTGTAATTGAATTTTATGATTACC